TCATTAATGTTGTTCTAACATATGAATTCATTTTTGGTTCAGAAGATTTTTCGGTTCCCGCTTTCAAACTAACTCCAACAATACTTTTATCTTTGAAGAAAACGAAAACATCTCCAGCATGATTATCGGGAACTCCAGTTGGTTTCTCACGATAACCCCAAACAACTTTATCTATTTTATTTGATGAATTAAGTTCATACAAATATTTTGTAATTCCAAAAGCATTTTCTAATTTTGTCTGTAACATTTTTGGTTGAATTTTACTATATGCCTGCACTATGAATTTTTTAGCTGCTTCTTTATTGCTATCTTTAACAAAACACTTTTTTGATTTTATACTATTCACATCAACTTTTTTAATGAATTCACTCAATTCATCGGTACTTTTTGGTGAACGAGTGTTATTATTAAACCACAAAGAAGGAAACAATTCTGTTATTGTTGAATTAATCGTGGTCTGGTCACCACCTGACAAATATGTCGCCATGAAATACTCCTAAAATCAATTTATTGGAGTATTTATACTATCACAATTACCGTATTATGTCAAGCACAGTTCCATTTGTCCAGACCTCTTGTTCATTCCTGATACGTTTTTCTGTTGTTAATGTGTCAAAACGATTGATGGCTTTCTTGCGCCACCATTCTATGATGTTGGATAGATGGTGTTTTTCATAGTTTTCACCAGGAATCAACTTCTCTGCATCACCATTGACAAACTCTATCATATTCTTAAAGCCATAGTCTGAAATGAAGTAACGCTTCTGTTCATTTAGGTTCTTGGCGTTCTCAATAGTCAACTTAAACCTATCACCTTCTGGTGTGCCTTTAAGTGCGACCTTAATAAGATTGACCATTGCATTGGAGATTTTCAGTTTGCGACTTGATGCATCTTGTGGAGCCAAATCTTCTCCAATGATACCTTCAATATAATTTTTCAGGTCACTATATGTTTTACCATGTAACATAGGCATAAAATCACTATCAGTTAGACCTTTGAAACGAATCAGAGGTTTCATACCATCATACTGTGATACTGCCTTCGAACTACCATACAAACTGGTTGTTTCAAACAAACAAGTATTCATTTTATATTTGTCATCAAGCATCTTACGAACTTCATGTGAGGTGCAGATTGCAGCCAGTAACTTACCACCAAGATAATTGAAACCGAATGGTTGTGCAGGTACGATAACAAATCCCATCGCAGCACATTGATTGAATCGTTGTGCGCCACCTTCATGTTGTGTGAATACACGACCTAACATATCATTACGGGGTTTGCAATTGATAACAGGAGAACCAAGACGAATGAAACCAACCCACTTCTGAGTTTTCTTTTCAAGTATTGCTAAACGCAAACAACGACCAGGTATACTTGTCATATTTGAATGTGAAGAAATCATATTCAAGTAAGTATCCCACCGGTCTTGTGGCAACTCAATCAGTTCAAACTCCATGTCAGCAGGAGATATTGTAAAATCGGAGAACAAGTCTTCTTCAGGTCCCATACCAAAGAGTACAGGTGACCTCTCTGCCATGGATGCCACTTTTTGTTCTCGCATATACTCATCGATACGACCAAACTTATCAAAGTAATTTGAGAACACGTTTGCACAATGAAGTGCCTGCTCTTTATCTAAATTCATTCTTCTGTGCTTGATTGAAATAATATATTTTTACCAATTTCAAATAGGCCAACTGCACCTACAAAATCTTGGCAACAAACAGTAATTACCACTTCACCATCATTTGGATCCATAGAAGCAATAACAAATTCATCAACTTCATCATCAACTATTCTTTGACGAAATGAATCTATGATTTCCAATAAATCTTTTTTACGTTTTTCTTTTGGAAACTCACGGTTTAAATTTACAATTTTCATTAGACTCTCACTCCCTCAAATTTACTATTGAATTTTCTTTCACGATTGCCAAAAGTATTGATAGGCTTATCTGGTATATCAGTACCACTATCAACGATACCATTCTGTGCATCAGGTTCAGCATCAAACAATTTCATCTTTGACCTGTCAATACCAATTACGAATCGTTTGTAGGTATTTGGGTCTGAATATCGGTTCTTCAATTGCTTAACCATAATCTGGCCAAGTTGTTCTAGTTCTTCAGTTGTAATCAAAGCAAACATAAAGTCAGCAGTTGCAGGCAGACCAAACGATTCACTTGTATCTTCAAGACCTGGATCACTATTAGTAAAACCACTTCTTGTCGTTTGTGTTGCACTAACAATAGGCACAGCAAACTCAACAGCAAGGCCACGCAATTCTTCTGCAATCGCCTTGATGTAAGTATAACTGTTAACACTATTACCAGGTTTCATACGAGCAGAAGAACAAATATTCAGATAATCAACAAAGATGATTTCTGGTTTAAAGTTCTTCTTCAAATGCAAGTCTTGTAACAAAGACCTGAAATGCAATGTAGAAGCCGAAGCGGTTGGATATTCTTTGATGATTAGTTTACCTTGTGTTTTACTTCTCAATACATCAAACTTGCGGTCATAATCTTGCTTACTGATTGTGTGTAACTCTTGTATGTCAATGTTCAAAAGATTAGCATCGATTCGTTCAGCGATTCTTTCTTCTGCCATCTCAAGTGTGATATACAAAACATTTCTACCTTGACTGATACAGGCGGCAGCCACATGACACATAAACAAAGATTTGCCAACGCCTGTACCTGCCAAAGCAATATTCAAAGTCTTAACAGGTAATCCACCTTTTGTAATCTTGTTAAACAAGTCAAGGTCAAAACGAACACGTTCTTCAACACGATGATAGAAATCAAATCGGTCTTCTGCATCGTTGATATAATCGTGACCAATGTGTGAATCAAAAGAAACACCAAGAGCATCACTTAGGAGTTTTGGTATTTCTCCTTTGGATGTTTTGTGATTCTTGTCATCAAGAATCGAAACAGATTCCATGATGGCATTATAGATGGCTTTATCTTGACAGAACTTTTCAGTCTGTTCGATAAGCCATTGTTCTTCGGTGGGTTCTTCTTTTTGTTTGTAAATTTCATCAAGAAGATTGATAGATGTTCTAACTTGTGTTTCAGTTAGAGATTTACTTTCTGTGAAGTTAATTACCAAAGCTTCATGTGTTGGTAAACTTTTATATTTGTTTACAAACTCATTAACTTCTTTGAAGACTACCTTCTCGGTATCATCAGAAAAGTAGTCGGGGCTTATGAATGGTAATACCTTACGGCAATAACTATCATTGTAAATCAGGTTCTTCAGTATTGAATGTTCTAGTCGGTTCATTATGTTGATTTATCAAAATCTCTGTTAGTATGTCACCCATGATTATAACAAATTCTTCGTTGTTTTGCAACTCATCTATGTCATGTTCACCTGAGTGTACGAGTGTATAACCGAATTGTAGTTTTGCGAATTCGCCGGCCTCTTGAACTCTTGCCTTACCATAATGGTAGACAACACCAGCAAATTCACCTTCGAGAATTTGAATTCCCGTAATATCGGAATTGGTGAAGTCTATAAAACGGTAATCTTTACCTTCAATCGGCATTTTCTTCTTCTTGTAAAAGAACTGGGTTACTTTCTCCCATAATGTTTCCATATGCAATCTCATATTTTTGTTTAACAAATTCTTTAAATTTCACATCAGCCAAAATTGGTTCCATAAATTCAGGTGTTGAAGTATCTGCAATTCGTTTCTTATCACCAATCTCACCCGTCTTCTGGTCTACCTTTGCATACCAACCATTGGTTGGTTTGACCACATGGCCGGATTCAAGTGCAAGGTCAAGTAGACCAGAATACTTACTAATGCCACCATCAAAAGATACAGAAATAGGTATTTTAGATTTTTCTTTAACATAACGGGACTTTTCTACGTTGATAATAAAATGATAGCCAACAATTTCAGTACCATCTTTATCTTGTTGGCGACCAAGAATATAAATGTTGTCAGCTGAATAATAAGAACCTGTACCACCACCAACAATTGCTTTAGGGAACATACCAATTTCCATGTATGTGTGATTGACCACGACCATTGGAATGTCTTTGATATTCAAGTGTGGTGTAACCATTCTAAACAATGATTTAACTTGTTTAGCACGACTCATATCTGCAACAGATTTACCTTCAAGTGCATCTTCTACTTCCTTCTTAGATGCTAGATTGCCAATAGAATCAAGAACGATAATCAACTTATCACCACGGTTCACATCTTGAAGCTGTTGCATTATATCGAACTTCAACTGTTCAATGTCAGTTAAAGGTGTGTGTAGAACTCTGTCCATGTCAATCTGAAATGTTTCAAAATATTTGACAGGTGTTCCAAACTCTGAATCATAGAACAATAACACCGCTTCAGGGTATTTGTCCATGTATGCTTTTGCCATCAATAAACTGAAGGCAGTCTTAAAGTGTTTCGATGGTCCGGCCCACATCGTAAGACCTGGAATAATACCACCATCTAGTTTACCACTTAGTGCCACATTAATCATTGGCACATCTGTTGGTACCATATCCTTTTCAGTAAAGAATTTTGATTTAGATAGAATTGCACTATCTTTAATTGTTGAATTCTTTTTCAACTTGTCCAATAAACTCATAATATTTCCTTTTAAAATGTTCCACCCTCAAGAGAATTCTTCCGAGGTTTAATCTCTACTATGTCCGATTTCTTTATGACTTCTGTATCTTCCATGAACAATTCTACACTAAGTGCTGTCGATTTGGCAACCTCTTTCTTCTTCTTTACCTTAGGTTTGGATGATTCTATGGATTCTAATTCTTCTTCTTTTAATCTTAGGTATGTTTGATTAGAAGCAATCAATAACAAAACGGCAAGTGGGTCAAATACCACAATGATAATAAGAATAACCAGTCTTACAGCTTTATCTATAAAACCGGCATCATCTTTTGTATAGAATAATTCGGCAATGTATTGAATCGGACCTACTTCTGCCAACAGAGTGTTTTCTTCTTTCAGTAGAGGTAACTTTTCATTCGACAACCTTTTCATCTCAGCTTGCACTTCTTGTATTTGAACATCAATCTTTCGTGATGCTGTTGCTGGGTCGCCGGCTCTTTGAAGTAAATAACTCAATCGTTCTTTTGCAATCTTCTCTTGTGTTTCTAATGTTTTTAACTGAACACTATTTGCACCAATATTTACATTTGTATCTAAATGTGCTTTAGATAAGTAACCAAAAATACCCATTGATGTGATTGCCATCAATAAAATTATGGCAATCAAAAGATAGTAACGCATTGCTTGCATTGTAACAGACCAATTGTTATATAGCCAAGAAATTGTTACCAATTTAGATAACTCTAATACTGTACCCATCACAATAATTGGCCAGTATGAACCTGGAAATATCTGTGCAAGTCCGATAACCGAATAGTAAGCAGCAACTGCTGATAAAGCAATTGCGCTAATAAAAGGTAACAGGACTTGTATCATTATGGGTTTGATTTTGAATGTGGCACATCAAAGACAAAGGTGATTCTTGTGCAATCACCAACATTCTCTGCACCGTGTAATAGTTTATTATTGAACCACAACAATGTACCTGGTTCAACAATCACTTCTTCATTTCCAACCATATACTTATATCGACCTTGAATTGATAAATGATATCTATCTTTCGTAAGGTAATAAGTGCCTTCATCTATGTGTCGGCCAACTGTACCACCAACTTCTAATGATAAAAACCCACATCGTTTGAAATGTTTGAAATGTCTTTTGAGAAAACTAATCATCTCGGTATGCCTGTAGTATGCAGTAGTTGGAATACAAATCTCACTATCACCAACAAAATCTTTTACATCTGTTACGCCACCAATAACTAACTGCAATACACCAGCAGGCAAATCATCAAAGCCACGGTCAATCAAAGATTGAGCACCTTCTAAATCTTTTTGATTTTCCCAATCTTCAGGATATTGTTTCAGTTGATTAATTATCTTTGAAACATTGATGCCTGTTTTAATGACACGAATATTATCCAAAGAAACTCTCCAATGAATTAATTTCAATACTTTTAAATCTATTCAGTTCCATATTTTCTTTATGTTTTTTAGTTGAAATAAAAACCATATCTTTTTTATTGGAGTAAGGTAATAACATTGTTTTTCCATGTGTTGGATATTCCATAGTTCTAAATGGTATTTTTAATTTAGATGATTCTTCATAATTATGCATTATTTGTGCAATTAGATTTGGATAAAAATAACAAGAAGGACTGTTTTTAATACCAAACATCTCTTTAACATTTTCACCACATAATGTAGTTATTTTTAGTGGATTTCTTTTCTCTTTTGGTTTATAATTTATATCATCACTAAAGATTTTTTCAAATGTTGGTTCATCATAATCAAACCATTCACCATTTATGTGAAATTCTCTCAGTTGTTTATGATATTTTTTCTCTGTAAAGAAACTATGTTCCTCAGACCTACATTCAATTTGATAAATTACATTTAGAATATTAGGATTTCCAGTTTGTAAATCAGAAAGTCGTTGTTCTACATTATTTGCTTTACCAATTTTTATTGCTTTAGATTTTTCATCTAATATGAAATAAACATAACTCATAATTTATCCAAAGAAACTCTCCAATGAATTCTTTTTCTCAGTCGACCAGCCCATACAATCAAGAATCACTTTAATTGGTTCAACAAAAGATTTATCAAATTGTGTATCGTAATCAATATACATCTGCATATCAAACTCTTTTGGTAATCTTTGAGGAAAAGATAATACTGAATCTTTAAAAGGATTTGGTTGCTTAAGATAGGTAAATTTTAACTTCTCACCTTCTTGAATGAACGGATATTTTTTATCTAAACCTTTTTGTTTAAGATAATGATTGTATATGATTGCACCCTTAACATGAATAGGTGTGCCTTTCTTATACATCATAACACTATCAGAATATGTTTTCAGTCCGTTCAAACCTCTTGGGAAAGAAATGTCCTCAACAGGTAAATTCTTAAACTCTGTTTTGAAGTCATCGATAAACTTATGTATATCTTCTTCGGTACCATTCAACATTATACCAATTGATTGGCGCATCTTCTCACGAACAGCTGCAGGTGTTGATGACTTAACCATCTCAAGACCCATCACTTTGATTTGAGGTTCGTTATATTGTACACCTTCATTGTTGTAGATGTTTAGAATATATCGTTTCTTGGCAGTCCAAATACCTTTATCAGAAAGACCTTCACGTTTCATTTCCATCTTTTGTTTGTATGCGTGAACATATTCAGCAAGTTCTTTATAACTCGCATCAATAAACGGTTGGATTTTATCTTCACATACACGGTCCATGAAGGTAATAACTTGTTGTTTGTCAATTCCTGTAGAGGTAGAAGCTTTCTGTCCCGTACCATACACTTTGTCAACAAGTGGACCAAAGCGGAGATAAATCGAATCTGTGTCCGAGGCGATAACATAATCTATTCCAGTAGTCTTTAAAAGTTTATTCATATACTCATTTAGCTTGTTTTCAATCCAACGAATTGATAACTGGCCAGCCAGAGTTACAGCCAATGCTTGTCGCAAATCATAGAAGCGGAAGTATTGTGAACCAAGAGCACCATAAGCTGAATTTAATGAAACTTTCTTTGCTAGTTGTAGATTATTATATCGAGCAATCTTCTTTTCTATTTCATATAATTTAGTTTTGTCTTTTTCGTTTTCGTAGTCTTGCTTTGCTTTCAGCATTAACTTCTTAAACTTCTTTCTATCTTCATACATTTCTTCCAACATCGTAGGTAAGAAACCTTGTTTGTCAGTACGGAAGAATTGACCATTTGGTGTGAGTGTAACATCACTTAATTTTGAAGTATCAACATCTTTGTTCAGCATCTTTTCAACAGAAACACCATTCATAATCACATCACGCATTTCATCTGTATAATCAGATGGCTCAATTAATGTTTCTGGTGAAATGTTATACTGCATCATCAAATGAGGATACAAACTGTTCAAGTCAAACGATGCAACCCAATTGTGTAGGCCAACTTGTGGGTCTTTAACATATGCACCTTCAAATGCGGATGTTTTATCTTTGACAACTCTTGGTGGCACAACAATCTTTTTATCTAAAAGATATGAGTATGTCATAGAATCCCACATACGAGTTTGTGCAAACACATCATCATAGTTTGATTTTGTATCATATGCAAGAGTAATCGCCAACTCAATCAGTTTTAACTTATCATCAAGTTTCATAATCAAGTCAACGTCTTTGATGTTATACTCAATAAACTTTTGATAGTTCAGTCTATACAAAGCATGAAGATTATCATACTCATCATATGCAATCTTACCTTCACCAAGTTCTACTTGTGCAATATTGTCAAGACGATACGATTCTTGTGATTTACCACCTGGCGCATACCATTTGTATAACTCAATGTAATCTAGTGCAGATACACCAAGAAAATCATAAGCAACCATCTCACGACCATTAACATTGGCCTTGCGTTCACTAATAATATTCCAAGGTGATAACTTCTTCGCCTCATCTTCATCAAGAATTTTACGCAAACGATTAACAAGGTAAGGCATATCAAAGAACTTGATATTCCAGCCAGTAATAATATCAGGACAATTTTCTTGCCAATAGTTTATGAAATTCTTGCATAGTGAATATTCATCTTTGCATTTGACGTATCTTTCGGTGCCTTGTACGTTGTAGTCTCCACAACCAAATACAACACAAGTGCCATCAAAATATTTCACACAGATAGCGGTGATAGGCTCAAGAGCAAGATATGGGTCAGGAAAACCATTCTCTGAACCAACTTCAATATCAACTGCACCAATAGATATGTTTTCGATATCCCATTCTACCATGCCACGATGTTGTTCGGTGATGAAAGCATATTCAAATCTATTCATGCCATAGATTTTGAAATTCTCAACGCCTTCATATAGTTTGATGAACTCTCTTGCATCACGAATGCCATCAAACTTCATTGGTTCAAGTGTTTCACCCTTCAATGTTTTCCATGGTGATTCTTTTTTGGATGGCAAAAACAAAGTAGGCGAGTAAGGAATTTTCACCTTGACTCGCCTGCCATTCTCTACGCCACGATAAAGTATGTTGTTGCCTACGCTGGCAACCGATGTGTAAAATTTATTCATTCACACATTATATCACAGTTTAAAGTTATTAGAGGCAATTTGAATGCCAGAACCAAAAATCTTGCTGTACTGATTTTCTACTTCAAGAATGGGTTCATTAATCATTAGAATATCTTGCCGTTTAATTTTAAATCCAGTTTTGAATTCTACGGCAAACTCAACGAAAGGAACAAAAGTGATTCCGCCTTGAGGATTTTGTGGTGTAGGTGGTACTGAAATAACCTGAACACAATCTTTTACTTCAACGTAATCATTCTCTGGTAAGTCTTTGACTTCACCGAGAATCGTATGGTTCGTTTTGAATGTTATTAATTTTACTGTCATAATGTTTAATCTCTAAAACCGATTCAATCGGAAGTTTATTTGAAAAATCGACCGCTTCAGCTAAAGTTTCAAACTCTTTAGAATCTACGGCCGAACCACCTGTTCGATAGTAGGCTACTTTATACATTGACCCTTGTCTCCGCTGGCAAAACGCCAATGGTGACCCAGCGCTTTGGGAAAAGCATTTCACGACCACGGAAGTCGTTCATGTTTTGTGATGGGTCTTGAACCCAACCAAGAACCTCCACCTTATTATCAATCTCCCGCAGATAGAGGTCATACCTATCTGCTCTAGGAAGTTTATACTCAACTGCCAACTTTTTAGCGAGTTCACGAATATTCATATTCTCTTTCATAGTTAATAAATTTAATGATGTATTATAACACAGTTGATGTTAGATGGCAACATTTTTACAGGTAAACTTACTGAAATCTGGTTTCTTCCAACCTTCAGGCTTGAGAATTTTGCCGTCATCACGTTTGATAACTTTGCCTGTTACAGTATCAATCTTGGCAAGATTACTTCTTGCACCTTCATCCCATGCACCTTCAACATCATATCCTTTTGATAGCATATAACCAACAATCACCCAAATCATATCAAAGCAAGCATCTAATGTTTCAACATCATCTTCATTAATTCTTGCTTCACAAAATTCTTGATATTCTTCATCAATTAGTTTACGATATAATAAAGATTGTGTTTCATTCTCCTTGTTTAATGATTGACCTGAGGCCAACATAAACATCTGAACATCAGTAAAAACTTTGGTCATTTATTAACCTTATTTAATTCTGATTGATAAGTTCTCTTGCGTAATTCAGAAGAACTGAATCGATGATTGCGAGAGTTGTACCAAATTTTGACACCACGGTCTTCACAGATTTGTTTACCTGTAAACTCTTTGTCTTTGTATTCTTCACCAATAACACGAACATTAATAGGCAAGAACATTAACAAGTCTTCAAGGTCTTTCTCTGTATCATAAACAATAATCTCATCAATAAACTTGACAGCAGATAATTGAACATATCGTTCAACGATTGATTGTACAGGTTTGTTTTTAACATCTGGTCGGTCAATCGTTGGGTCACTTTGAACTGCAACAATTAAATAATCACAAATAGTTTTACATTCAGCCAGCATCAAAATATGACCAGCGTGAAGTAAATCAAAAGTTGAACAGGTAAAACCAATGGGTTTACCAATCATATTATCAGGGAGCACTAACATATTTATTTTACCTCTAATCCGTTTTCATAACCACGAGCATAATCTTCCGCATCCGCTTCTGCATTTTCTATATCACCATATGGATTATAAAATTCTTCTTTAGCTATTGCAGAATTATATCCTTGTATGTATGGTGCTTGTTCATAGAGAACAATTTTATTTCTCTTTTTAACCATAGTTTTTTCCTCTTTGGTAATATTTTTCAAATGTACTGCACCATCTACCATGGTTATACTTAGTACATCACCGGGTTTCCAACCAAGGTCTTCAATCATTTCATCCGAGAACTGTAATATAGCATCACCATTCTCACAAATCTCAACAACCTCTGCACTATATTTTTTCAATTGTTACTCCTGATTTTTCAAGAAACGTGATGCCACTATTATCCCTATAAGTGTTCCGATATAGAACACACCCAATACCACTTTGGTAGATAAGTTTGGCACAGTCCAAACATGGAGCATGGGTAATAAACATAGTAGCACCCAAACCAGATTCGGTAGATTTAGCAAGTTTCGCAATTGCGTTTGTTTCAGCATGAAGCACCTCGGGTTTAGTTTTTAAGGCATATCTTCTAGCATATCCTAGGTCGGGATCGATATCTTCTTCCTCAAATGGCCATTGTTCGTAAATCTCATCAGGACTCAACCAGCCGCCGGCATCACTCATATAGTCTTTATACTCACAATTGTTATCCCAACCTGAAGGCATACCATTGTAACCAATTGAAATGATTCTATCATCTTTGACTACAATGGCACCAACATGAAGTCTTTTGGCAGAAGACAATTCTGCAAATGTCTCCGCCACTTTCATATAGACTTCTATGAATTTACTTTTCACTACGTCTTTCTTTCTGTGATGGTATTGGTTTTTCAGATTCTACCTGAGCATTAATCATCAATCTTTTGTAGATGTTACGTTCAGTATCATTGGTCAAGGTAGCCATGAATCGTTTTGTTTGTTTGCTCAGTTTAAAGTTGCTATTAGTTTTCATAATTTAATTCCATTCATTTTGTTTCTAAACTTCCATGTATTTCAATTTAAAACGGTCAGCTCTATCTTCGTAACCATCGTAACCACGGGGATTACAAACGACACGGGTAGAACCAACCATGTAGTCAAAGTCTTCATGTGTGTGTCCGTGAGTCCACAATTTAATTTGTGGATGATCCATGATGTATTCATCCAATGAAGAACTGTAACCACCATTCATCAATTCTTCCTTTGCATAACGAGGATGAGTAGATGCTTTGCTTGGTGCATGATGACCAACAACAACAAACTTTTGGTCAAACTTACCTTCAATCACAGTTTGAATATAACCAAACATTTGTTTATGGTCAACAACGGCATCTTCGGGACAAAATGTAGAAGGCTGTGAAACTCTTTTATGTCCAATCTCAATGTAACCACCAGATTCTTTGGTAAGATATCGACTACCATTCTTACCATCGGGTGTGAAATTTGGATTTTCTTCGTATATTGGACATAATGTACCACCAATGAATGTTACATCATCAATCACTTTAGATTCTTTGTCAAGCAAATACACATTGCTCAACATATTAGATTCTAACATTGATTTGAGTTTGTTTCCACTTGTAGCAAAATCACCATTGTAGTGTTCGTGGTTACCCATAATATAAACTACATGAGGAAATTGGAATGAGCAACGCTTGAAGAAATCGGCAATACGATTACTACGAGCGCCTTCTAGGAAGTTGTGTGGGTCGGGTCGACCAATGTCAGCAGCTACACAGATATCTCCACCGAGTATTAATACATCGGCATTTTCCGTGTTCTGCAAATTGATATCTGCAAATTCTAGGTGAATGTCAGAGGCAAGTGCTATTTTCATAATATAATTTTCTGCTAAGATGCAACCATTATAACACAAATTTTGAGAAGGTGCGGCAAACAACCGCACCTTTCGGGCAAACTATTTAATTAATAACTATGATTTTCGTTTGGTTTTTTACCGATATTATACTTCGGTACTAATTCCCATTCTTCTTTTTCTTTGAAAGCAATAATCTTAATTTGATGTAATGGTGCAACATCTTCACCAATTACCTTTGGATTTAAAATCTTAACAAGACCCCATTCTTCCAATAATTTTGCAATTGCATTTCTTCTCTGAACATCATTCTCAGAGATATTTGTTGGCTTACCATCTAACGCAAACAGTTCTTTAAAATGTACCAAATAGTAATGTCCTTGCTTGTGTAATATATGACATGACTGGTACAGGACCTTTTCTTTGCGAGATGATACACCAATTCGGGTAAGCGTTTCTCTTACCTTCAAAAAATCATCCTGTTCATTGAGTGTAACCTCAACAAACTTGGCCAAATCAACCATATCATTTCCTTAATCCACCTGTATCGGCTTGTTCTTTTAATTGTTGGATTTGTTCATTACTAAGTAGGCGTAGAGCTTCACGAGCTTTGGTGTCTGAAAAACCATAGATGGTCTTAATACATTCTATATCTTCACTTTTTTCAGACTTAACCCACTTTGCAAAAGGTCGTTTTTGTGACCTAATCGTATTTAGTAAAAAATCATATTGCAACTTTTTGTCGAGATGGTGGCGTTGGTTGACCTCATTGGCATATCCGATGCAGTCTTTGTGATAGGATAATGACCGGTTAACGAGAAAAGGAGTATATGACTTTTCTGTGACCTCATCGACAATCAGGTTCTTCTTGCCATACAAAATCTGGTTTACATAATCAAACGGATTCATAAAATTGTACCAATGTATTTTGTTGTTGAAATTGTGGTTCTTTTACCTCTTCCAATTTTTTCTGTTTATAGTCTAATAAAAACTGTTGATTTTCACTTCGTGAGGAATGTATTTTATTCATAACCACAGCGAAAGATACATTCATCATCTCACAGAACTGTTCACCTGATACTATCTTCAGGTAGTCTAGTCCTTCATACAAACTAACATTCCTACCAGATGCACCTAGAAAATTGACAACAAAGATTTTAGTTTCATATTCTG